ACAACGACAGTAACAAACGAAGATTCTGGTGATCTTTTAGATGGAAATAATGGGTATGTTGTCAGTTCTAAAGAGGGCGATATGGATATTGATTGGGGTGGTCAAGGACCAGCAAGTATGCCTAGTGGCTCTAGTTGTGGTCAATTAGGTACTGATAAATGTGCTATGATTACTGGCTCTGGTAGTTCTACTTCTACAATGGGTGTAGAAAATATGGGAACTACTTTTATTCAAACAGTAGATATTTCTGATTTAAATATAAAATATGGTGGTCAAACAAACTATTCAATTAAAGTAGATAAACAAGATGCACAAGACTCTATCTATATGCATATTACAGGTAAAGATGGTTCTTCAGATGTTTTTTCTGGTACAGATATTTTAAGTGCTAGTGGTACAAATTCTGGTTTTAAAACATACGAAAGCAGTTTTGATTTTTCTGGTAGTTTAACAACTATAGTTATAGAAATAGGAGGTAGAGATATTAATTTATCCGTTGGCCCCTTATTTGATGATGTCTCAATTAATGTTCTCTATAACGTTATCAGTACAATTATCACCGAATCAATAACTTCTGTAGAAATGTTTATTGCATTGAATGTAGATGCTTCCGAAGAAATAATAAATGTTGTTGAAGATGTATTTGAGTCAAATGAGATTATAGATACAGACATTGGTTTTGATTTTGAGCCAATAGAAATACAAGAGCCAACTTATGAAGAAGTTGAAATTGAAATAGCAGAAATAGAAATTGCTGAAATAGAATTAGAACTTGAAATAGAAGCAGAACTTGAAAATGTTATAGAAGAAACCACAACAGAAGAGGTTGAGGTAGAAGTAAATACAAAAGAACAAGAATCGCAACCAGAGGAGTTAGAAGAACAAGAAGAAAAAACAGAAAACGAAATAGAAGTATCAAAAAATGAAGAATCAAAACCAGAAAAAATAGAAGATACAAAAGAGGAACAAGAAGAACCTCAACAAGAACAAAAAGAATCATCAAAAGAAAAAGCGGTAAAAAAAATTATGAAAAAAATTGATGATAAAAAAAAATATGATGATGTAAATCAAACAAAAACTCTTATTGTTATGCAAGTATTAGGAAATACTAAAACCTTTTTTGAAGATCAGCAACAAATAAATGATAGATTAGGTTTTTTTTCAAATGTTGTTTTGCCTGATACTATTATTAATGATAATGATATTGCAAGTTATTTCTTATTTGTAGGAAGTGATGGGTTAATGAATGAACTAGTAGAGAGTCAATGGCAACAGAGATAGATGTAGGTGGTATAAAGTTTAGAGGAGGTAAGATATTCCTTATAATTACTGTTTTAAGCAGTTTTGTAGGCGTATTATGGGGCGGTTTTGAAGTGTATTCTAGGTATTTAGACATGGAAAAGAAGATAAACAGCTATGTAGCACCAGATTTAAGTGGATTTGATAAACGATTAGACCTTATTCAACAAGAAACTGAAATGCTACAACAAGAAATGACCATGATGTTACAGGAAATTTCTTTAGTATCTGATGTTGCAAACGAGTTAAAAAATGATCTTAGACAAGATGTAAGAAGAATAGAAAAAATTGTTAATGATGTAGAACAACAAGTTAAGGAAGATTCCAGAGAAAGTAGTAAGGAGTTAAGAGATACCACGAAGGACATTGAGGTACGCATGAAAGAATTGTCGGATAGGATTCAATCAGCCATGAATGAGCTAGAAGATAAAATAGAGAAAAGAATAAAACTTGCATTAGAAAATCCCTTAAGTCAATTAAATGGCTAAAACAGTACAGATTAAATCTATATTTGATAAAGTAAAGAAAAGAACAAGTATTGGCAATTCAACACGCTCTAAGCCAAAAAATAAACATAAATTGAAGTCATGGAAAAAATATAATAGACAAGGTTAATGTGGTCTATTTATACTATTATGTGTGTTTTAGGTTTAACTATTAATCCTGTTTGTTCTTTAAATGGAACTTTACCTTTTGAATTTGATAATTTTAAAAGTTGTGATAGAGCAGTTGATAATATCGTGTTAGAAATAAATCAACAATTAAAAGACAGGGGAGTATCTTTAGTTATGATATGTAAGCCAAATGCCAAAGTTAACACCTAAAACTACAAAAGAACATTTATTAGACATTTATAATAAAATAGATGTGCTAGAAAATAATCATTTAGTACATTTAGAAAAAAAAATTAATACGGTAAATTATGTTCTGTGGACCATTGGCTTTATGGTCTTAACACAATTTTTAGCTTGGATATTGCGTATGTTTAGCTAGTCATGGACGATAAAGAATGGGACGAATTAAAGCTCATTCAAGAAAAATTACATGAAGCTTTAGATAAAGGTTATCCACCAATGGGAAAAGGTGGTATCAATAATCCCACCGGTGCAAAAAAAATTGTTGAGGATGCTCTAGAAATACCACGCACTACACTTCAAAGAAAAATAGATAAAATAGAAAAACTTGCTCTTGATAGTTCGCATTGGACTATTGAATGGCACAGATATAAAGAAACCAAACCACAAATTATTATTGAAGAATATAAAAAACCAATAATTAGAATACCAGCACAACAAACAACATTCTCTACGCCAACAAAAGTATTTGTTATTCCTGACGCTCACTGTTCTCCAGACGAAGATCACTCACGGTTCCTTTGGATAGGAAAAGCAATAAAAGACTACAATCCAGATTATTTAGTTTGTATTGGCGATTTCTGTTCTTTTGATAGCTGTTCTTTTTACGATAAAAACCACACAGTAAAAGGTTCAAAAAAACCACCAATATTGAGTGATATAGAAGCAAGTAAAGAATGCCTAAAATTAATACATGAGGGAATGGGTGATATAAACCCTATAAAGCATTACTGTTTAGGTAATCACGAAATGCGATTATACAGATATGAAAACGAACACAAAGAAGTTGTTGGTGCTTTTTCTCAGCAATATGAAACTTTATTTAGATCAAGAGGTTGGGGAATATCAGAATATGGCGATTTTTATTTTATAAAAGGTGTTGCTTTTGTGCATGTGCCTATGAATGAAATGGGCAGAGAGATTGGTGGTAAAATGGCAGAAGCAAGTCAAATAGCAAATAGTGCAACACATGACATAGTATTTGGTCATAGTCATAGAGAGAGATCATGGCGTGCTTCAAAATTAGGTAGAGGTAACTATGTTAAAATTGTGAATGTAGGAACTTGTATGAATTATGGTCATTTAGAAGAATATGCAAAAAATAATTCAAATGGCTGGAGTTATGGTATAACGCAACTTATGATTTCAGACGGACACATACAAAGTCATAATTTTATATCAATGATAGAACTGGAGGAAAAATATGGTAACGAAAGACAAGTTAGTTCAACGAGTAATGGACAAAATGGCAACAAGAGCTAATCAAGGAATAATAAAATATGGCAATACAATGGAAGGTGCAAAAAAAACTAGAAAAGAATGGTTGGAAGAAGCACAACAAGAATGTCTAGATCAAGCAATTTATTTACAAAAATGTATTGAGGAGGAAAAATGAACTTAGAACAAATAAAAGAACATATAAAAAAAGATGAAGGGTTTAGAAATTCTATGTACCGAGATCATCTAGGTTTCGCTACAATAGGATATGGACACCTAGTAAAACCAACAGATAAATTTAAAGAAGGTGTTATATATACAGAAAAAGAACTGACCAAAGTTTTTGAATACGATTTTGCTATTGCACATCAAGACGCATTAGATTTATGTAAAAACCTAGATATTTGCGAAGAAGCCAAAGAAATACTTGTGCATATGTGCTTTCAATTAGGTAAGCCAAAAGTTATGAAATTTAAGAAGATGTTTGAAGCATTGAAAAATAAAGATTATACTCTGGCTGGATTTGAGATGGAAGATTCGTTATGGGCAAAGAAACACACACCAGCGAGAGCAAGCAGACTAGCGGAACAAATGAAAAAGTTGACTTAAGAAAATTTAGAAAAAGATTAACGACGCCAGAAGAAATAAAAGAAATACATGATAATAGAAAAAAATATCAGGAAGAAGATTTGCGCGCTAAAATGCAACGAATATCTAATAAGTTAAAAGAGGACGGAAGATTATGAAGAAAAAAAAAGAAGTGAAAAAAAAGAAAAAAGAAAAGATTGAATTAAATTGTTTAGGTTATCCTGTAAATGACCCTTATGGTTTGATTGCAGCTTTTTATAGAGCGTTTGGAGGTAAAAAAAATGCTAGGTAAAATATTCGGTGGTGATACACTAAAAACTGTTGGTAATGTAATTGATGATTTACATTTTTCTGGTGAAGAAAAAGAAAAACTTAAATTACAAATGCAAGAGATTGACGCAAAGTTAAAAGAAAAACAAATGTCAATTAATTTGGCAGATGCACAAAGTCAAGCTGGTGGCATAAGTGGTTTTTTACAAAGGTCCTGGAGGCCACTTATAGGTTTCAGTTGTGCCCTTGCAATATTTTGGGAATTTGTATTGTCAAAATTTATTTTATTTATTTGTGGTCTATTTCATTATGAAGTGATAAACATACCTCAACTTGATATGGGTACTCTTATGCCTTTGGTGATGTCTTTGCTTGGTATGGGAGCTCTCAGAACTTTTGAAAAAACCAAAGGGGTGGCAAAATGAAACAGAAAATAGAAAAATGGTGGGATTCATTTCTTTCCTTAAAGTGGTGGGTCCAAGCAAT